GGGTTGCGTCTGTGTCGTCTGGGCGGCAAACGTGGTGATATACGCTGGAACGGCCATGCTCAGGCCATTCGTACCCAGCGCCGCTGTGACTGCAGTACCTGCCGTGGTCGTGCTTGTAAACCCGGTCCCTGCAATAGCGCCTGACGCCTGGGTTTGAACAGACTGGGTAGCTGTCGTGATGAACGGAGGCCAAGCGGCTGACAAGCCGTTGGTGTTTAGCGTGACACCTACCGTCGATCCCGCCTGCGTGGTGCTGGTGTAGCCCGTCCCCGCCCGACCTGAAGTCAGATCATTAACGTAGGTCGTTATGAACGCAGGCACGGCCATCGACAGACCGTTTGTGCCCTGAGTCGCCACAACCGCAGTTCCAGCGGTCGTCGTAGAGGTGAATCCCGTGCCAGCAATAGCGCCTGATGCCTGGGTCTGGGTTGTCTGAGCAACGTATGTGGTGATGTACGCCGGGACGGCCATCGAAAGGCCGTTAGTTCCCATAGCCGCCGTGATGGCGGTTCCAGCAGTCGTTGTGCTGGTTAACCCTGTGCCTGCGATAGCCCCAGACGCCTGGGTCTGCACGGTCTGTGCAACCGTGTTGGCACCACTGATGATGATCGTGGCTGCGCCTGCCGCTGTGGCGGCGCTCAGTGTGACGTTATTCCCGCCTTGGAGGACAAAATTTGTCCCTGTAAAAGACGACACCCCCGCCGTATTACCGGAGAGGGTCTGGCCTTGAACGTGTGCAGAGTTCCAGTCACTGGGACGAACGACAGATGTCGCTGTCCCATCCGCAACCGTCTGCGTATAGGCGTGATACAGCGCCGTCATTACGCAATCCGCACAACCGCATCAGACGCCGTGTTAGCAGGGAACTGAACCGTGAACGTGCCAGCGGTCGAGGTCTTGTCAGATCCGAAGTCCAGCACCGCGACGGCCTTATTGGACTTGCTGCTGTTGTAGATCAGCGCACCACGGGCCGTGATTGTTGCCGTCGCCCACGAGGTATCAGAGAAGTCCACAAACGCTGTGGTCCCAGACAAAGACACCGTGGCACCGGCAAGTGTGTTGCCACCTGCCGAGTAACCCGCACCTACTACTTCGTCAGAGGTGGAGTAAACGGTCGTTGCTGCGCTCAACGTAGCCAGAGACGTATACAACGCAATTTTGAGGACATCAGTGTCCATATCATGTTCGCCAAGCAGAATCTGCTGCTTGAAAGAACTGCACATTGCTTGGGTGATTGCCATGATGGCTCCTTAAATAACCTGAGTTCTAACCTGCCCACTGCGGTAGGCGTCCTGGCGGTTCTTGCCATCACCAAGATTCTTCAGCAATGTCAGGGACTGGACAAACTGCTTATCCATCTCGGCCACAATGTCCTGCTCTTGCTTCATGAACCGGGCTGCTTCCACCATCACTGCGTTAAACAGCACAGAGTCAAAGTTGTCGCTCAGCCACGTATTGGTGGCAGTCACGATGCTCTCTGGGTAGTAGAAGTAGTGCAGTTCTGCCGTCAGTGCAGCAGAGGGCGTCGGGCCAAGGATTAGCGTCAACTCATCAGGATTGCTGCTATCCGGGCCAAAGAGCGCGTAATACTTGGGCGTACCCTGCGATGACGGGTTTGGAAACGCTGAGCGGATGAAGTTCACATCCTTGTTCAGCAGATACTCGTAGTTTCCAGACCCATCAATCACTGCAAGGCTGAAGACAGACAAGAAATCTGTCGGCGCAGAAAGGTAGGCATTACCCTGAGTCAACGTGCCTGTGACATTCTTCCGAAGTGCTGGAAGCTGGACGGCGTTGTAGATACGCTGCTCAGCCAACTTCGTCATCGTGGCGAAGTCAGTTGCCGAGAAAGTGTTCTCGGTGTAATCCTCTACATTTTGTTTGAGGGCAGCGTAATCCACGGGTTACCTCACGCCATCGGCCCACGGGCCATCGTGCCCTTGGTCGCACAGCCATTACCACGGGTGCGGATACCTGAAGTTTTGATGCCCGGAGCAGGATTGGCGGCAATATTGCCAATCACCATGCAACTTTCATCCCTCAAAGATTCAATGGCTTGGGGCTGACCCGGCTTGGCCGGAGCAAGTTTCTTGGTCTTCATCATGGCTTCTTCATCCCAGTCTTCTGGTTCTGAACCTTGGCGAGGCCACGGCCCATCTTGAGCATGTCCGCGTCCGTCTTGCCACCTTTGTAGAAACCTTTGCCTTTGTGCATGGCTGCAACGTGCTTACCAACTTCTTGTTTGGCGATGTCGCGCATTTTTTCCATGTCTGCTCCTTAGGTCGTTACGACCGTTACTGTACCAACATATCCTATTGGGGCCAAGGCATTGGGGGTCAGCCCAACGTCGAAACTTCTGGCTCCACCCACGGGGTTCCAGCCCCACTCAATCACTCTGCTGCCCTCACCTGGATAACCCTCTTGGTCAGGGCCAGTTCCAGATACTGGGTTGGTCTGCAAACCGTTTGTGCCGGACTGATACCAAGTATTTGTATCCGGACGAGGATCTCTTATGGCCTGCGGGTCTGAGATTGGATACATGCCAAGCTGCAACTGCGGCTGATCCGGTGTCCAGCACTGGGGGCAGGCTTTGGTCTGCGTCTGCTTGGTCTTGACCGTCAGGTTCTTGAGCTTCTTCAGGTCGAAACGGAACCCACACAGGTCGCAGAAGCCAAAACTTTTAGCCCCATTGGCAAACCTATTTGCCATGTCAGATCATCCGACCCTTGGTCTTGCCGCGCTGCGCGATGCCGTCACCACGATGAGACTTTACCTTGACCGAGCCCCCGCGCTTGTATTCTTGTTCGTTTTGCGAAGCATTAACTCCCGCAGACAGCATCGACCTGTCTAACAACGCTTTCTTTGCATCAAACACATCCATTTCTTGGTCGTATTCGCGCATCCGCTCTAGTCTTTTTTCTTGCTCAGACAGCTTTGCCTTTCGAGCCAGATCCTCTCTAATCTTCTCCATTTTGGCCGGGGTATAGTTCTTTGGGTTGTAGTTTTCAGATAAATTATTCCTACTCATCCAGTACGGACGCGCTGGTACGTTTGGCTTTACTTCTCCAGGCATCGCCACTTTTGGGGCAACTTTTGGAGTCCGTTGAAGTGCTGTTTGTACCGCTTTGCTTGCGGCTCGTGCTGCGGGAACCAAAAACTCTTCTGGGTATACGCCTTCAACCGCATCCCGCCCAGGCCGCATAAGCGCTTCAACCCGCCGAGCTTCCCGCTCACGGTCACTCATTTCAAGGATGTTTTTGTCGCGGTAGGGAGCAGGCATCGTAAACCTCAGCTTATGAACATCTGGCGCGGCACGAACCGCACCGCTGCCTTTTCACGGTCTTCCGTCGATGCGAGATCCCAAGCCTCGTCATACTGCTGTTTCAACACCTGCATGCGCTCCATCGCGCCAGGGATCTTCATTGACAGGTAGTACGCCAACCCTGCCACCAAGCAGGGGATGAAGCGGAACGGGACATCCTGCGTGTACGTACCCCCGGCGCCAGCGTCTTGAATGCGGCGCAGTCTCCAGTAGATGAACTGATAGTTGTTCGTCTGATCCGGCACAGGCCATACCGTCACAGTCGGCGTGGGGGCTTGGCGGTTGATCCAGACCTGAATCGGACGGGCTTGCTGCAGCTTGTTGGGAATGCTGGAGTAGGTGGAAACGGAAATGCGTGTGATGGTCAGATCGACCTGGGTGCTGACGTTGCCCGCCCCCGTGCGAATCACATGCTCAATGAGGTCTACCGTGTCACTTGGCAGGTTGTACGTAGCTGTGCCTTGCACGAGCGGGATAGACCCCTGCTCAACCGTCCAGAGATTGATGCCCCGGTTGGCCCAGTCTGCAAACAGCAGGTTCATTGACCGCCGTGCGGTCTTCAGGTCATAGCCCGTGCGAAGCTCTGCACCACAGCGCTCAAAGGCTTCCTCAACGTATTCGTTGAGGTCAAGGTCAAACGTGGTGGTTCCAGAGGTTGCCATATTACTTCGCCGTCATTGCGGAGCGTTTGAACGCTTTGGCAGTAGGAGCGCCGGAAGTACCCGGCTTGCGCATTGTTTCACCCGATCCCCGATCCTGCGGCAATGCGTTTACGCTTGGCATGGATGTTGGCGTAAAGCCCCGTGGGGCCACCCTCTGCATAGAGTTCGGTTGGGACATTAGCGTCTTTCCGCATCACTGCTTTGGGTAGCTTCTTGGGGTTTACGGCACCCATGCCACGGCTACTTCTCAAAGCACACCTCCACACCTAAGCCCGTTAACAATTCGACTAATGTGCGGTTGGTGCACATTAAACATCCTAGCAAGTTGCGATTGACTGTACTGTGCAAACTTATACATGCCACGCACTTGTTTTACCTGGATATCGGTCAACTTAGATGCGCCGTTTGATTGCCCATGAAGCGCTTTACTTCCACTTCTGCCTTTTGCAACCCTGTCAGCAACATTATCTACGTTGGTGCCAGTAAACAAATGCGCAGGATTGCAACACGGCGGGTTATCGCAACGATGCAAAACACACAGCGGGCTTGACAGACTGTCAAGTACACCAGATAAATACGCAGCTACACGGGACGCTGTGCGGTTACCAATAGGTGTTTTTACCCAGCCATACCCTTTACTTATGCGTGCGCCTTGCCACTCCCAGCAAACACTATCATCGCCTTTGGCAACTTTAGGCCAAAAACGTGTTTCCAAAGGAACGGCCTTACCGCTCACCGCATCTTCCCCTTGGTGTGGCCCTTCTTAGCGCAGCCATCAGCGCGGGTTACGCCGCCTTTGGCGAAGCCCAGAGCCCCACGAATGCGCTCACCAACCGAGCGAGTATCGGTGCCGGTGCTGCTAGACCTCGCGCTCTCGCGCATGGCCTTCATGCGGTCAGAAATAGAGCGGGTATCCGTAGAGCCGGAAGAACTCTTGCGCTCAGAGCCACCCATACGTTCAGTGACAGAACGGTCGTCAGTGCTGGTGCCACCAGCCCTTGCCCGCTCCCGCGCAGCTTTCATGCGCTCAGAAACAGACTTGGATTCGTCGTCTTTAGGAAGACGCTTACCCGTTACTTCAACACGTTGGGGCGAAGGAGATGGCGCGGGGCTAGGAGAGGGGCTCGGAAAGGGAGAAGCAGCTTTGGGTTTAGGCTTCGGAGCAGGCTTGGGCTTGGGCTTTTCCGGCATCAACTCCGCTGCATCAGACATGCCCGTGGCTGCGGGACGCTCGTCCTCGCCGTAATCGACTTCGCCACCTTCGTCGTATCGAAACTTCCTAATCTTGCCGCCCTTGGCATACCCAGCTTGGTTATATGCCTCGCCTTCACGGGCAGATGCAGGGACAGATTCGCGCAATGCCTTGGCAGCACGCATCTCATCGCGGGCAGATTTAGCCATTGTTGGCATCAAACGAGACATCATGTCACTTTCGCCTTCAATGCCGCGCCGCATCATGGCGCGGGCACGTTCCAGCTTTTCTGTCTCTTTGGCGGAGGGGGTGCGGTAGTTAGGCATATTGCACCTCAGCAGGCTTTGCCGCCCATAGCCATCTTGACCATCTTGCCCTTGGTCTTGCCCTTGGACTCGACGCCACCGCCCTTGGCGTAGGCCGCTCCGCCGCCCATCATCTTCTTGCCTTTGGCTTCGGCCTTCTCATGCTTGATCATGCTCGGGGGAGCTTTCTTGGCCTTCATAAAAGCCAACTCTTTGCCAATCATCTTTTTGGACTCAGCCATCTCAGACTCCTTATGGGCTTTAGGCCCGACAAACTTCTTCGCTACGCTCGGCGGGACATCCGTCTTGCCAGCGAGAGACGCATACATGAACCGGCGCTGCTTGTCAGACTTGACCGGCATTAAACAATCTTGCCTTTGGTCTTGCCACGCTGAGCACAACCGTCAATCTTGCCGCCCTTGGCAAACTTTTTCTCAAACCTAATACCTCTGCGTGCAGGTTTAAGTTCTCCACCCATAAACGGAATGCCTGTTGGCATGTTTGGGCTTTCAAAACGCAATTTTGAAGGCGGGTCTGGTTGCGGCGCAGGAGCCGGAGCGGGTTTAGGGTCGGGTGTCGTCATGTTTGTTCCTTGTTAAACCTGACCAGTACTTTGTTTACTCCGCAGAGTGTCCAGCTTGGCCTCTATCCTGTCAAAACGCTCCAGCAACTCTTTCATGTCCGCCCGAAATTCAGACCGCGTGATGTGATCTCGGGCAATCTCTTCCCGTGTGCGGTTGAGCAGGATAGACAATCTATCAAGCTCCTTGAACTTGGATGACATGAAGAATGCCACTGCGCCCAAAAGGACAGTCAGGACGAGGTTCCACAATACCGTCGCTTCCATCGCCTACCACTCAGCAATTCCATGCCCGCAGGCTTTTGTTGATACGGGAATTCGGATCTTTGGCTGTTTTCTCGCTGGTGAGCTTCTTCTTCATGCCCGACATCCGGGCACAGAATGAGTCACGGCGAGAGCCACCTTCAGGCTGCGGAGGCTTGAGGTTCATGCCCTGCGCTTTAGCAGATGCACGGCCCTTGGCATTCAAACCCCCTTTGGGGTTCTTGCCTTCCTTCCGCGTCCATGCAGGCGACTTAGCCATAGTAAGCCACAGCAGTGGTGCTGGCTCCACAGGTCACCGTCAAACCTTGTTCAGCAAGGATGCCTTCGCCGGGAATGATGATGTGGATAGCGCCCACAGCAGCAGGTGCCGTAAACGAAAACAGCGTGACACTGATCCCGTTCGTTACAGACACCGTACCGCTGGTGGTGTAGCTGATCGTCAACGCCTTGAGACGAGTCCGATTAGCCGTGACTGCTGTTGCCGCGCCAGCCGCACAGGCGGCTGACTTAACGTCGGTTTGCATCGACATGATGCGCTCCTATTAGGTAGCGGTGGTAACAGCAATCCAAGCAGACGAGCCGCGCACATACAGGCGGTCGTTGGTGGTTGTGCCATCCGTGCGCAGGTACAGAGACCCTTGAGCAGCAGTAATGCTCGGCGCACCAGAACCCACGAAGATGCCAAAGTTGGCCGTGGACGAAGCCAGGAACGCAGCCATGCCGCCTGCAGCAGGAGCAGTGCCGCTATCAGCGGTGACGTTGCCGGTAGCAGCAACAGAATCAACCACCGTGGCGGGGCCAATGGTAGCCGTCGTGGTGACCGCGCCGGTCGTGGCATCAACAGAGATAGTTTGGAAACCGTTTTGCGACCGCACCGGGCCGTTAAAGCTGGTATTTGCCATGAGAGGCTCCTCAGTTTGCGCCTGCTGTCTGTGAGGTCAGTCCGCCAAGTCGGTCAGCAGGCAAGGTGAATCTTGGACTGTGAGCAGGGTAGCATAAAAGAAAAGGGGGCACAAGGCCCCCTTCGGTTTATATAGCGTCCCGGATTCAAACCGGGCAACCGTGCATTGTCTGCCTGCGTGTACTCACCACACCGCCGCTACAACCCCTTAGGCTCCGGGAGAGCCGTAGACTCCCAACGGATCCGAGACGCCGAAGCTGTAGCGCTCTCGCGCCTTGTAACGAGCATTTCCAGTGTCGAAGTCAGCGTCCATTGACGTAGCCATAGGCACGCGCACGAAGTGCTTCAGACCGTTGGGCACATCCGTAGTCAGGAACCACGCATTGGTGTCGGTCAAGAAGTGGTTAACGGTATATCCCTCAGGGATGGAACCGTTGTTCTTCAGTGCGTTGATGTCGTTGTC